CCATTGATTCGCTTCACAATTTGTCTTTCGGGAATATAAGTATATTTTTCATACTCGTGATAGTCTCGAATAGTAAATGGGCTTAGTGGGATTTGTGGGTCGAATAAGCAATCATCCGCTCGTTCTTGTTTCCAACATGCGTTCCCTTTATCCATAGACGATGCAATCGACCATGATTCACAAGGAGGACTTGCAATGATGAGATCCGGGTGAGGGAGTTTGTCAAGAGTCTCATAGAGCTTGTTGTCTCCGAAGAGGTACGAGTAATCGGCAAGATTCAGATGGATAAAATGATTATTTTTATTTTCGATATCCAATCCCACAGAATAGATTGTCATCTTTTGCCCCCCTCATTTAGCTCTCGAACGCCCTGAGCATAGCAGCCATTGCCACTATCAAACAATGCCCAAACAATCATCGCATCAACTCCTCCAAATCCACAAATGGATTGATATCTTCATCAATGTCGTAGACTTTCGCACTCGGAAAATTAGAAATTTCATCAAGTAGACCTTGCATTCTTTGTTTAAATTCTTCAGACGTGTCGTCCCATAAATGAACAAACATGTCTTCATAGCCATCTGAACATTCCATATCTTCATATATTCTATCCAATACAGTTCCAGCAGATAATTTGATTGTTCTTTCTTTTAGAGTTCTCCAGCCACTTCTTTCGTCCTCATTTAACGAGTTCCATTCACGTTTTAAATCGCATGCGTATATTTGAGAATCGTTTCGTTCATCAAACGCCAATTCATCGTCTTGTATTTCGTTAATTGTTTTCATTCTCCAACCTCTTTTCCACAAACAATTCTTTGATTTCATCCCCAAATAATTCGATTGCACGTTCGGCATCTTCTTCGTTTTTGAAATAACCGAAAAGGCTGAATGTTTCATAAAAATAAATATCGTTACATAAAATATCATCCGTCATATTCGATTTGTATAAATAATACTTTGCTTCATTTTTATTCCAATTTATTTGCCAATCCCCATTGCACTCATCACGAAACGCTTTAAATCGTGTCAGTAGTTTTCTGCGTTCATTTTCTAAATTCGCCGCTTTTAATGTAGGAAATACATTTCCAACATTGAATCTCTTGCCATCCGTTTCGTACTCATCCCAACTTTCACTTTCAATATCCCCATTATCCAAAATAACCCAATAATCATCCCCGTACTTATACGGGATTTTCATCTTCCATTCATCTTCTTTTGGATAGAATAATTTATTCAGTGCTTCGCCAATTGATTCGATGAACTTATTGAATCCTTCGCCAATTCGTTTCATTTCTTCCATTATCTTTTCGCTTTCGTTTTTATCGTCCATATTTCATCCTCCTTTATATCTAGGATCCGTTTGCTGCTTTCCCATACTTCTCTATATGTTTCCCATTCGCCTATGCCTTGATATAGAATCTCTCCAGCTTGTTCAATCGTACATTGCTCGCCATAATATCCATCGATTTCGATTGGTCCGTGTTTCTTTTCATAAGCTTTGATAATTTCATCTATGTTTAGTTTCGTTTGAATCAATCCTCCTAAGTCGCACTCATTAGTCCACATTGCTCAAACGGTTTATCTAACTTTCGAGGCTTCATCATAGTCTTGTTACCATCTTTTAGAGCGATAGCCTCTACGGTCTTGAGAGATGTTTCGAATCCAAGTAAGAAAGCGAATCGTTCATTGTAGCTCATCTCTTCGAGTTGCCCATAATTGATATCTTCTTGGAATTGCTTCAACGCTCTGTCATACATCGACATATCCTTGTACTTGCAATGAGCCACAATCAAGTAGTGAACATCATCTATCAGTTTTTCGAATTCTGTTGTCTCTTTCATCGTTTAGTCCTCCTTCTTAATTCGTGTCATATTTGCCACAAGCTTGTCTCTTGTTTGAGAAGAGAGTGAATACGGATCTCGCATGAATTTACTCAACGATGTCACACTAACGTTCATATCATGAGCAGCTTGAAGCATCTTATCGCTTGAATTCCCCATAACGTTGTATAGATAAGTGATAACATCTCCATATTCTTCAAGATACTGTTTGGACATCTTTCTTCGTTTAAGTCTCTCTTGAGATAAGTCCTTGATGATAGAGCCATCAATTTGGTGTGCTTGGATGAAATGCAACGCTTCTTTGATTGTGAGGAAGTGCATTGCCTTCTCAACGTATTTCGTGAATCGGTGTGTGTAAAGTGGATGAGCCTTTGCAAGATATCCTCTCATGCTTGAATAGTCTTCAATGCGTTCGAATAAGAAGTGAGGCTCTTGGTTTCTAACAATCACATAAATTTTAATGTTTTCCATAAGCATCTATTCTCCTTTTGATTTCGTTAATTGCATCTAATGTGATGCGGTTCTTTCCGTTCACAAAGCTCCACACAAGATGATAATTGATGATGTTGGAATCTTTGATGAACTCTCCGATTGACATCCCTGTATCTTTGAAAAAATTCGTGAGTTCTTCTTTCAGAGCTAAATCTTGATACCTTGGTTGGTTCTTGTTGAATTGTCGTTGGTAGTATCCCTCTTGCATTTCTTTCTTTGGTGAATTTAGCCCGATGATTTTCTTATCTTTTAATCTTCGAACCATTCGAACACCATCAATCTCCACAATCTCGATGTTCTCGTATACGTAAGTTGAACGAGTTCCGTTCAATCCTTCGACTTGATTTGCCATAGTTTTACTCCTTGTTTTTGATTTTGATTTTTGAAAGCTTCATCGATGTGCTCGAATACCATGAGCATTTGCCTTCTTACGAATGGATGATTCTCATATTCATCACATAGCTTTCCACTCGACTCGAAGACCCAATTGAAATATTCGACCGACCCGAATCCCAACTTTTGAGCGACACTTTCTTGTTCCACAATCCAATCGGCGACCTTGTTCATGAACTCGTGATAATTTAATTTCATTCAAGCTCCTCCAATCTGAGATAGATTCCCGGTGGATCCGCATAGAACTTCTCTGAGATTTTAGAAGCGACCTTGTTGTCATCTTCCCAGAATCCCAAATCGGTGAGACAATCAAGCAGCAACTTCTCCATGTTGTCTAGGTCTGGTTTTGTGCCTTTATACTGTCCGTTGTACTTTCCATCTTTTAGAGGGAAGCACCATTTGATTGTGAGCCTCACACAGCCCCGTAGAGGCGTTTTGGGAGCGAAGTGAGAGAAGTGTGCCATATACTTCGCTCGAGCCTGTATGAGCTTAGGAGGTTCGTAGAAATGAGGCTTTCCATTCCTACAAGTGACTTGCTTTTGTTGGTGAGTCGTTGTTGGGAGTTCCATGGGAATGAAGAATTCAATCATGCTCCCCAACACCTCTCCATGCTGCCCACTGAGGGTCATAGATGATATAACCTGTTGACTTTAATTGTTTGAAAATCCATTCCATCAATTCGGGCTGCTCTGAAATCCATCGAAGGACTTGTGATTGTGTTGGGTCATATTCTTCATTTGGAAATGTATGATATAAGAGTGGCATCTCTTTTCCCACTTCCAACAATTTTGATTTTTTACGTGCCATATTTTCTCTCCTTTTAAGTTTGTGAAATTCCACACAGATTTTTCTTTTTTTATTTTCGATTTTGTCCATGGTAGAAAGGACAGACATGGTGGGCGGAGTCTAAAGCCCACCTGTTCTGTTCCTATCATGGACGATGGACGATTCTTCGGACACTTCCCAATTACACACTCTTAGTGTTAAGGTTTGTCTGTCCGTGGACAAAGTCGAAGTTTGTCCCGAGTTTGTCCTGTCCAAGTACACCTTTTAGGTGAATTCGTTTTACTTCTTGGACACGGACAAAGTCGGTGTTTTGTCCTGTCTGTCCCGATGTCTGTCCTCGAGTTTGTCCTGTCCAAAAATAGGATTTTTTCCGAATTTACTTTTTGATAACGACATGCTCTCCATCTAATTCATACCCGTTTATTTCCTTGATTCGTCTCTTGAGAGTCTTCTCAGATATGCCCAAATATTCACAAAGTGCCTCTGAGGTGACTGGAGCGAGTCCATCATTTAGAGCTGAGTACGCTGTGTCGAATGCGATTTTTCGTTCTTCTTTTCTGTTTTGTTTCTTTTTATCAAAGTTCTTTTTCCACGGTGGTGTTTTTGAATCATCCAATTCGATATCATCGAGGATTCCTGTATCGTCTACAATATGAAGTGGATAACTGAACCACACATTTCTTGGCTTGAACTTAGCGAACTCTCGAAGCGTTCCATCTACACGCCACGCTGACATAGTTTGAATCTTGCGTGTTTCGTTACTGATAAGCTCGTTTGTTTGCCATCTGTCTTGGATGTTCACGACCGCTTTCTCAAAGTGATTACGCATTTGATATGGACTTCTCAAGTCGTCTAAACCAACGTACTGTTCCATATATGGACGATTCATGCGATTGATACCATCCTTGTAGATGTCGCAAGTCAATTGGTCGCATCGTTGTTGAATGATGTCGTCCGTGAGCTCTAATTCCACTAAATCGACAAGGGCATCCGGGTCACGAGCAAATACTCCTGAACCACTCGCTCTATCCATGGATTTCTTGCCACCTTGTGCCCCCTTTGAGTGGTGGTGACAGTAGATAACTGAACATCCTAGCTCAGTCGCCACCTTGTCGAATTGATTCGTGAAGTGAGCCATCTGATCCGCACTATTCTCGTCCCCTGTGAGTACCTTGTAGATTGGGTCGATGATTACAGCGATATAGCCTTTCTTGTGGGCTCTTCGAATCAATTTAGGTGCGAGCTTGTCCATTGGTACAGTCTTCCCACGTAAGTTCCAAATATCAATGTTTGATACGTTTCGAGGCTCGATGCCCATTGCTGCGTATACATCCTTGAATCGGTGCAAGCATGAGGCTCTATCAAGTTCGAGATTGACATATAGAATCTTTCCTTGCGTACATTCCCAACCGAACCATTTCGAGCCCTCAGCGATTGCAATCGACATATTGATGAGCCCAAATGACTTCCCAGCTTTCGAAGGTCCCGCAATCAACATCTTGTGACCTTGTCTGAGAACGCCTTTGATAAGCTCGGGAGCAAGCTCGGGCATATTGTCCCAAGTCTCGCTTAGTCCTTCTGGATCTGGCAATTCATCGTTCAAATCTTCAATGTATTGATACCAATCATCCCATGACTTATGTCCGATATTCGTGTCAATGATGAATTGCTTCTTTCCATCTCTAATGAACCCTGGGAGACGACTCAATCGACTAGGGTTCTTGTTTTGTTCGTCAACATTGAGTCCGTTCTTTTTACAAATCTTGTATAGGTAATCTACACGTTTTTTGTATTCTTCTTTGTTTGCTGCTTCGATTCGAACGATTGCATGGATGGACTTGCCACCGCTGTACACGAGTGTTGCAATTGGGAGTTCAAGCTCTCGCATGATTGCGTTCTGCTTTTCCAAATCCATGTTGTCCGATTCCACAAGAGCGTAGCGATAACTTACGACATTATCGTTCTTGACTCCTTGCCCATCCATTGGGTTGAATCGCACCCATGCTCCTGCCTTCTCGTTGTAATCGCCTAAAACTGAACCAATGTCGCCATTGCATCGTTCAAGCTCGTCTATGAGCTTTCCTGCGGTCCTGTCGTAATTTCCACGATGTGGAAGATACTTCTCAACCTCTCCAGTCTCAGCGTTCGTCTTAGCGTAAGATTGTGTTGAATATGCCACGATGTCATCTGATTGGAATAGCGTGTCCAAGTATCGAATGATTTCTTGAACGGGATTCCAATTTTTTGGTTCATGGAATTCCTTACCATCAATCCACGCTTTATCAACAAATTTATAGTCATTATCATATTGAATCGATGAATCCCACTCGAGAGCACCTCGGCCATCATCATGTAGTCTCGAAGGCTCAAATCCATGTTCTACAGCCATGTGGAAGATTGTTCCTCCTGTGACTGGTGAGCCTGTACCTTGGAATGAGTCCCATTTTTTGAAACACTCTCCAGGATGATATCGTCCCGAATCTCGAGCCGACCAAGACTCCCAATCTGATGCCGAATAGCCTTCATGTTTGAGAGCCATTCCCACGTTCACCCATTCTTGATAGTTGAGAATTGAGGGGTCGATGTATTCTAATAATTCAAGTAAGTTGCTTTCTTCCACTCAATCACTCTCCTTTGTAAGTATGGACATCGATGTTGTGAGGGACTCTCCAACCGTTCGCAGCAATGCGATTGATTAATTTTGATGCTGCTTCAAATTGCCACATCCCTACATTTCTGAATCCATATCGTTCTAATAATCTGATTTGTTTTGGTGTTGTTAAACCTTCCGATTGTCGTTTTGATAATCGGTCAAGAATCTTCTGAGCCTTCCCAGCATTCCCAATCTCATCGGGCATGATTCCGAGTCGTTCTAATGTTTGGAGCTGCTTATCTGAAGGAGGACTCATCTCCCATCCAAATGATGGTACGTAGCTTGTAAGGTCTTCGGCATGAATCGACATCTCGAACTGTAACGGATCCACAAGCTTGCGTTTTCTCTTTCGCATCTCAGCGAGTTGTTTCGCAAGTGCTTCTTCTCGTTGTGCGGTCACATCTTCTTTTGCGACCTCTTCTAATTCAAGAAGCTCAAACTCTGCTCCTGTGTTCTCCTCAGTACGTTCAACCATCGCTTTTGCAACTTCCTCGTTCTCCGCAATGAGATGAGCTGGACGACACAATTCATGCTTCTCTGTATGCCATAAGAAGTCGAGTAGCAACAAATGAGTTTTACCAGGATGCAATCTTGTTCCACGCCCTACCATTTGAGAGTAGAGCGAGCGAACCTTTGTTGGTCTTAACACGACCACACAATCGACAGATGGACAATCCCATCCTTCGGTCAGTAACATCGAATTACACAAAACATTGTATTTTCCGTTTTCAAAATCCTCGAGGACTTCCGCACGGTCTTTGGATTCGCCATTCACTTCCGCAGCTTTGAATCCCTTCGAGTTCAAGATGTCTCTGAACTTCTTGGATGTATTCACTAATGGAAGGAACACGACCGTCTTCTTATCCTTGCAATGTTCCATCATCTCGTTTGCAATCTGTTCGAGATACGGGTCCAACGCATTCCCAACATCACTCGCTTTGAAGTCACCTTGTGACATCGACACACTTGAGAGGTCGAGATTCAACGGGATTGTGAGTGCTTTGATTGGGCTCAAATACCCTTCCTTGATGGCTTGCGGTAGTGTATATTCGTAGGCTAGCGAGTCAAAGTATGTCCCTAGATTACGCATATCACCACGATCGGGAGTTGCTGTCACTCCTAACACATTCGCACTATCAAAGTGTGAGAGCACACGTTGATATCCATCAGAGATGCAATGATGAGCTTCATCCACCACAATCGAATCGAAATGGTCTTTCTCGAATTTTGCGAGTCGTTTAGGTTGTTGTAATGTTTGAACGGATCCAACGACAACACGATTCCATGAGCCGATACTCGTTGAACTTGCTTTCTCGAGCGATGTTTGAAGTCCTGTCGACTTGAACAATTTGTCGCTTGCTTGGTCTAGCAATTCAGAGCGGTGAGCGAGGACGAGAACTCTCTCGCCCATCCTCACTCGGTCTTCGATTACTTTTGCGAACACAATTGTCTTTCCGCATCCTGTGGGAAGGACGAGAAGAGTCTTCTTGCGACCTTCTGCCCATTCCTTTTGAATGGACTCACGAGCCTCTTCTTGATATTTTCGCAATTCCATTCAATGTCCCTCCTTTTATTAGAATGCACCCCATGACGTTTGTTGTTGTTGTTGAGTTGCTTGTTGTTGATATTGTTGTGGTTGGAATTGTTGTTGTGGTTGTTGTGAACGATTTAAGACTTGACTTGGGTTCACATCTTCGGGATATAACATCGCTTTGACTTCGTTGTATTCGTTGTCGTTGTATTTACGAATCCCAACCTTGCACACTCCACGAGCTCCAATGATTGTGTTCCAATTCATTTTCAATGGTTCACCTTTGCGTTTTTGTCCGATGGATCCGAAGAATGATGAAAGCATTCCTTCTGTGCTTGAGTGTAAGAATAGATTATGTTTCAATTCTGCTTTTCCTTGAGGTGTTTCAATCTCGATACTTACGACTGCTTTTGGACACGCTGGGAGCTTCCCGGGATTTTGAGGGTTTGGTGTATGTCTTTGTCGTTCAAAGCCCTTTACTGTGAACTCGTAGAGTCCCACAGGAAGCAAGATGAATGTTGAGTCTTGTTGGATAGTGTCGTCCCATCCAAATTCACGTTCGAAGTTGTTGTATTGTTCTGTCATAATTATTTACCTCTTTCTTATATGTTATTTGTTTGTATTTTCAATTGATTTCAAGACATCCGCCCAATTCGTCACCATGAACGCCCAATATTCTTGCGGAAAGTTCTCGATTGGTGTGTCTTGTGGGAAGTGTCCCTTCTTGAATGCTACATCTTGAAGCATCTTCGGAGTGACTGAATTTTGAAGCATCAAGTCCTTCAATGCTTGTGGAATAGAGTCTGGTATAGTGATTGATTCTTTAATAGGGAACGGATCTTCTTGAGTTTCTGTTCCACTCGTTCCTTCTGGGATAACTTCATCGACTGAGGGTACTTGCTCATCGATTTGAGGTTCGCTTACTACTTTTCCAACGCCCACCTCTTGAGCTTGCTTCTTTGGTGCTTCTTGAGATGAAGAAGCGAAGATGTGTGCGATAGCAGCATAGTCCATTGGAAGCTCGTCTGGGAGTCCATGACGATTCTTCGCATCCCACGCTGGGTGATGTGTCGTGTACATGACACGTTGACCGCCTGTCGCTTTCTTCTTCTTACTTTCTGAGGTCATCACCATCGTCTTGTAGTTACAGAATAGAAGTAAGTCGCACCATTCTTTCACCACGGGAGCGGTTTGTGAGCTCGTCTTCTTACCAAGTTTTAATTCGTAGCGGTCGTAAGCTCCATCCTCATCGGGCTGTTCGAACTTGCGAAGTTGAGAATGTGCGGTCAAGACCACGTTGATTCCGATGTCCACTAATTCTTGAAGCTTGTCTAATAAACGCCCCATTTCTTCTCGGACATACGTGTATCCATTCCCATAGCCGAAATCTTCGATTCCTCTCTTGCCATGCATCGAGCACACACTCTCGATTGCAAGTGATTCAGCCCAATCGATTGTGTCGATGACTAGCGTTTTGCACACAGTCGGATTCGCTTTGACGAATGCAATTTGATTCATGAGCATCGTCCACGATGTTGGTTTGTCCATACGTTTGACATCCATGTTCGATGTCGAGCCTTCTGTGTCGATGAATAATGGATCCGGGAATTGTGCTGCGAGTGTTGACTTTCCAATCCCTTCGGTCCCGTAAATCACTACACGTTGGGCTCTTGCTTGTTTACCAGATGTTATGTTCATGTGATTTCTCCTTTCTTATTTAAAACTTCCAAGCGTTCGTTGGTTCTGTGTCTTGGAATGGTGTGACGGTGTCTGATACGACATAACCATCCTCGATGATGATTTGGCATTCCTCTCCACTTGATACTCGAGTCGCAATGGCTTGAAGTCCTTCAGACTCTAACCACTTGCCAAATTCGGTCAATGTTGGAATGTCCATTTGTTCGAGCTTGTCCAAGAGCACAAATCCGCATTCTGGTTTTAGTTTGCGGACAATTGCGGTCGCCACTCTTAATTGTTGAGAGCCACTCATGTTGTCCCATTTTTGTCCCTCAAAGACGAGTTCACCATCTTCCACAGATAGTCCCGGCAACGGTAAGTCCGCACTATCGAGTAAGCTTGTGCGTTCATCTCGAACATCTTGGATTTGTTTTGATAAGTTGTCATATTGAGATTTGTATTGCTTCGCATCCTCTTCGGCTTTCTCTTTGTCGAGATTTGCTCGAACCTTGCGATTGATTTCTTCAATGTTTGCGATAGATTCCTCAATCTCTTCTGTTGATTCATCCACCAATTCTTCAATCGACTTGTTCGCTGCGATGTAGTCGCTCATTAGACTCTCGTGAGTCGCTTCTTCTTGAGCAAGTTGTTCTTTCAACTGTTTCAAGCGTTCTTCTGATAGATGCAATTGAGAGCGAATCTCTTCTCGATTTTGGCGTTTCCGAGCGTTCTCGCCATTACGTGCGAGAATCTCTTGTTGCTCGTGAATCAAGTCCGCAATGCTTACTAATTCATTCGGAGCTTCGGGATATTGAGGTTGTTCGGCTGCGTATTTCTTTTTCTGATCCGCAATCTGTCCGATTGTTCTTCGCTCGTTATATAGTCGTTCTTCTTTACGGTCTAGCTCCCACAACTTCTCTCCAACTCCAATGATTTGAAGAAGTGTGTTCGCTTTATCCTTAGCACTTGATTCGATGAATTTTGGAAGATTCAGAGCGAGCTCTTCCACGAATGAATCAAGTAATTGTTGACCTGCTTTTTGTCCACTTGGATCCGTAACTTTCAAATCTGAATTTTTTCCTTTTCGTTCCACGATGAGTCCGTTTGATAGTTCCAATCTTAGCGTTGGTGGATTCATGGACCCGTCACGAGCTGGTTTGCTTGGTTTGTACTTATTGCCACCCAATGCCCAAGCAATGGCATCGAGGACACTTGTTTTTCCTTGATTATTATTGCCACCGAGAATTGTGAGTCCATTCGATGTAGGCTCGATTGTGACAGCTTTGACACGCTTCACATTCTCGATTTCTAGTTTGTTGATTTTTACAGTCATTTATTCATCCTCCATCTCCAAATAAAATTTGAATGATTCTGACATTAGTTTCAAATTCAAATCATCCAATCCAAACAGTTCTACCATTTTAGAAATAGTTTGCAATGAAGCGATGATGTCAAAATCCAAATCTTTGTATTGTTTAATCAACTCTAGTAATAAGATGACAAATTCTTTTTCTTTTTTAGTCGCTTTACTCATTGATTTCTCCTTATTTTATTTTTATAATGTAGTTAGTTAGTTTAGAGAGTCGGTGATTGTTTCATCGGCTTTTTTTGTTTTCGTTTTGGCATGAATTAGTATTTCGTTTCCTCCTTTGTTTTCCATGTGTCTTGAAAATCGGGCTCCACATATTGTCCACTTCTAATTAGATTCACTTTTGATTCGTGCTGCTCAACCGCCTTTCCTACTAAGAGCACGATGCTCATTATCGCAATGATGAGTCCAAACGATAGGATGTACCATTGAAGCATCCATCTCATGAATGGAATGAATCGCACTCTTGTTTTTCTTTTTCGTCTCATCTATGCCAATCTCCTTTCAAATTCTGTTCTTGTCATCTTGGTCCCGTATCGATTCGCCCAATTGATTCCTTCAAGCTCGAGGAATCTTTCGAACAATTCGATGTTGATGTTCACATCGTTTCGTGAGATCCGTACATAAGCATCAGCGTATTCGCTCGCTTTGATTCGATTCACGATTGTTTTCCATTTCGATTCCGTGTTGTATCTTGGATACATTTCTTGGAATTCTTTTTTTGAGATGATTTTCTTACTCATGTTACCTCCTTTATCTCAGACTGAGATATTTTTAATTAAAAAAAATATCTTCTACACTTTTACCTAGTTCACGAGCTATGATGTCCATTTCATAATCTTTAAATGGATACTCTCCAGCCTCCTTCTTCTCATATTGTCTTCTGTCTAAACCGATTAGATTCGCCATATATCCTGTTGTAAGTTCTCGTCCTAATCGTTCTTTTCTTAGCTCTAGTTTTGGTTTTAAGTGTTTCTTTTGTAATCTTTTTTTGTCGGTCATCCACTCACCTCCTCTCATGTATTTGAGGTCTCAAATCAACCTCGTGACACTAATATATCTCATGCTGAGATATTTGTCAACACTTTTTATCTCTTTTTGAGATATTTTTTTTGCATTTTTTATCTCATACTTTTATAATGTTATCAAATCAAAGAAAATGGAGGTTTAAACTCATGAATATTTTAGGCGAATCAATAAAACAATTGAGATTAAAAAATAATTTAACTCAAGTTGAGCTTGGAAAAATGACGGGTTTTAAACAAAACACAATTTCTCAACACGAAAAAGGGAAAAGAGATATTGATGAAGAGGATATATTGAAATATTGTCGAGCTCTTGGAATAAGCCCACAAGATTTATTTGATATGAGCAGCAACAAGCGAACTTCAAAAGAGTTATCAATAATCTACAACAAACTAGACTCCAACCGACAATCTAAAGTGTACGACTACGCTTCGCATCAATTAGATGAACAAAACGGAATCCAAGAGGATAAAGTAGTTTACCTCGTTCGTGGTCGTCAATCTGCTGCCGGTTCCATGATTCATGTGGATGATGTGGATGCTGAAATGGGCGTACTTCCCTCTTCCATCGTTCCTAATGGTGCGAATGAATTAGTTCAAATCACAGGTGATTCAATGGAGCCGCTCATAAAGAAAGGCTCTGAAGTATATTTAAGATATCAGCCAATTGTCGAAGATGGCGAGATTGCTATTGTTCGAGTTGAGGACGATGGGGTCACTTGTAAGTATCTATATCGTGATGGAAAGAATGTTATTCTCAAGTCTGAGAATTCAAAGTATGAAGATATAGTTGTTGATGCTGAAAAAGTATCGGTAATTGGAAAAGTTTTATTATAGGAGGGATATTATGCAAAAATTCAAAAAAAATGAGAACATTACAATCGATGAAGAAAACAAAAAATTTAAAATAGATAAAGTTGTAGTACCTAACTCGAAAAAAAGAGGTTGTTTATCTAAGTTTCTTTTAATTTCAGTTACTAATATTTTTTATCCGTTTTTCAAAAAAGGCGGAAAGAAAAATACTGATTGGTTTTCATTTGATGACTTGGTAAGTTATGAATTGATTCAAAATGATGATATCGTGGTGACTGGCGGAGTTGGTAAAGCCGTTGTTGGAGGTGCCGTCATGACAGCATTGGCAGGTGGCTTGTGGGGAATGACTGGGGCTGTTGTTGGTGGTGTTACTGGTAAGAGAAAACAATCAAAAAAAGTGAATTCTCTAGCCATTAGAATCACGTTGAACAGTTTCGATTTTCCTTGCTGCTTTATTTATTTAATTGAAAAAACAATTAAAAGTAATTCGAAAGAATATAAAAATGTTGTAGAAACTGCTCAACTAATTTTAAGTACATTGGATTTAATTACGCATCATAAAGGGTGATTTAATATGTATATAGAGGAACGACACGGGAAGGATGGCATCGGTTATCGCTATTGTGAGAAATTCTATGACCCACGATTCAATAGATGGCGTAGAAAATCCGTTACGTTCAACAACAAGACTCGTGAGACTAGGAAGAGAGCTCAAGAGATGCTTGCGAACGCCATTAGAAAAGAGCTTGGTAATGTTGTGACAAATAGTCGAACGATTCATTCGGTCATAGAGGAGTACAAGAAAATATATAAGAAGAACGTGAAGCGAACCACATTCTTGTCCGTAGAGAGACAATATGAAGAGTTTGAAGAATTCATTGATTCAAAGAGAATTATCACTACAATCACAACTCAAGACTTGAATCGATTTTTTGATTTTCTTTTGTATCAAAAGAATCTAGCGAATCAAACAACATCGACTTATAAGTCACGTTTGAATAAGTTGTTCCAATACGCTGTCAAAAATGGATACATTGAGACGAATCCAATTGAAGCTTGCATCATCGAATATAAAGTCCGAACAGAATCTAAGAAAAATCCAAACAAGTTCTTGGAGGATGACGAATACAATCGTTTGATTGAATATACTCGCAAAATCAATCTAAGATATGCGATGTTTTTCGAATGGATGTATATGACAGGAATGCGAGCTGGTGAAGCTCTTGCCCTTACGTGGGACAAGATTGACTTAAAATCAAAGCCACCAGTTGTACACGTATCTTCAACGCTAGAATACCACCAATTGAAAATCCAGGATGTTTATGCGAGCACTTCTCCAAAAACGACCGCATCGATCCGTTCGGTCTCGCTACCAAATAGATGCATCGAGATTCTTGCTCAAATTGAACAATTAGAGGGCTCGAATCAAGGATTCATCTTCACCACATCCAAACACACCCCACTATCAATCACAGCTGTCAATGCGTTTCTACGGACACATAGAGAGCGAATGGGAATCGACAAGAATATATCCACTCACATATTCAGACATACACACATCTCGAAGCTTGCTGAGATGGGATTGCCACTCTATTCCATTCAAGCTCGAGTTGGACACGAGAACAGTCAAGTGACTGAATCTATATACTTACATATCACGAAGAAGATGAAAGATGAAGTATATAATGCAATTCAATTCATGTGAAAAGCTTGCCCCCAAATCGCCCCCAAGAACACTTTGCCCCCAAAAATATCACACCACAGAAAAATAGACAAAAAGAAAAAGCCTTGATATATCAAGGCTTTTCGTGTGTTTCTTATCGTCTACGTTCTTGGATACGTGCTGCTTTACCACGTAAGTTACGGATGGTGTATAGGATATCCAAGAAAATCCAAGAAACGTGTTTTTGTTGATGTTATAGTGTTTTCGAAGGCTTCACAAGTCGAATGAAGAGCAACTAATGATGACCCAAGCGATTTTTTTGCCCCCATTTTGCCCCCAAAATAAAAAAGCCTACCTCGAAAGGTAGGCTCATTGTTTATTCTTCGAAGTGAATCGCACCACTTTCATCAACACGAACGGATGCTTTTTCGAGCATCTCTCCATTCTCGTTGAAATAGTAGTACGCATCACCAATCTTGCGAACTTCTTTTGAAATCATATCGCCATTTGATTCGTTGCAATAGTACCATTTGTCGAAATAACGAATCCAACCAGTCTTCATCTCTCCAACCTCGTTGAAGAAGTACCACTTGCCCCCAATCTTATGCCATCCGATAGCCATGTAACCTCCCGGCTTCAACCAATACCAGAAGCCCTCATCGTCCTTGAACCAAGTATTCTCGAGAGCATATCCGTCATTGTTGAATCGGAACCAGTTTCCATCAATATTCTTCCAAGCATTGAATGGATATGTGCCATCTTGATTCTTGAAGTACCAACCAACAGAATCTTGAATCCATCCTTCTCGTTGGACAGGTGTGCTCGTATCGGATCCATAAGGGAATCGAATATATCCAACCATCCCAGCGTATGAGCGAGTGTTGAATCGAGCGGGACCACCAACCTCAAGGAAGTCCCAGTTTCCATCGATATTTTGTTCAATGGTCTTGAGAGTATAACCATCAGAATCTTCAATGACGATTCCTGTGTGACCGTAAGGGCTGCCCGGGACGGACATCACAAAGATGTCTCCAGCCTTAGCGATTACGCCATCACCTTCATAAATTACTTCAAAGCCTTGTGCTTTTGCCGAATCGAGTAAGTCGATGGCGTTGCCCCAAAGCCACTTTCCGAAATAGTGATATGAGATATAAGCAGGGATGTCCGCACATTGGAATCCATACATTTGGTCGTTATCAACACCACTTCCAATTTTTGCTAAATACACAATAAAATCAAGTACTTCTCTAACTGTTGCCATTTATATATTCCTCCTTAAAATTATGGTAATACTGCCGGCCACGCTTCGCTTGTGAGATACGAAATCGAACTCACTCGGATGTCGCCGATGTCCCTATCGGTTGGGACGGGGTCAGTAAATTGGAAACGTAACATATTACTGTCTCCATAACCTCCCAAGTACCAAGTGCCGTAAGGTGTTCCCTTATCGTTGTAAATCCCACCAATAATGCTAGATTCTGAACGAAATCCGACAGGAACACCACCAAGCCCTAGAATGTAGCAATTTCGTTCTTTGTCGCTCCCTTGAGCCTCGTATCCTACGCCACCTCTACGAATGACGCCGAACCACCCCCAAGAAAGCCCACCGAATTGGTAAGTAACTACATCATTTTTTCGTCTAACTTTTAGATATGAGTTTCCGAGTTTAGATTTAATATTTAAAGTTCTCCAACCTGTGTCGCCTGTGAGAACCTCCCATCCTTGATTGTCGTTTCCTCGTCTCTTAATCCATTTAAGAGCACCGTTTGTTGCTGCTGTGTCAACGTATGTCGTCCCAACAGGAGCGGTTACCTTTCCATTTGGCATTCCTGTCCCATGGATTTCATATTCATGAACTTGACCGGGAGTGCCACTTGGTGTTGCTGTGGTAGTTGGGAGTGTGATGCTTCCACCTCCATCAGAAAGAGTCACAACGTTCCCAGCGATGCTTAATTTCTGTGGAATACCCACGCCATCTCGACCGTTCTCGCCTTTAGGACCCGGTGCCCCTTGTAACCCTTGCGGACCTCGTTCGCCTGTATCCCCTTTTTGTCCTTGTTCTCCTCGTTCACCTTTTGGTCCGGGCTGTCCGTCTTGACCTCTTTCGCCTTGAATACCTTGTAAGCCTTGCTGACCGTCTGCCCCTCTTGGTCCCGTCAATCCTTGCGGTCCTATCGGTCCTATCGGCCCACGCTCTCCAGCTTCACCCTTGTCGCCTTTCGGCCCGGGTGTTAAGGTAATATTTTGTAACTCTTGTTTGGTTGCGAAGTTGCTCGTGTCGATTTCGGGCTTGCTCTCTAAAGCTGATATTCGGCGTTTTAAGGGCTCATCGTCATATATGGTGTCTTTATCCGTCTTTCGTTCTAAACCCTCAATTTTGCTCGAAATTTGCGAAATCTCGCCACGCAATGAACTGTCGTCATACGTTCCACCTTGTGCTTTGATTTTGTTAAAAAGCTCATCCAACTCTTGTTTGGTTACGATGTTATCAACATCAACAATTCGCCCTGTTGTTCGTTCGATGAGTGGTGTTTCTTGAGCCTTATCAATTTCACTAACACGTACATTGAATAAGAATGAGTAAACATCCGTTGATTTCTCTACTTTTTCAAAATAGATATAGCCCACAACAGGTTCATCGGTAGTGATTAGTGAGCTATCGAATGGGATTGTAATGTTGTTGCCCTCGATTGTAGCTTCTACCGTCTTATAACGTTTTGTGTACTTGAAATAAAAGAGACAAAGAACCTTTGAAGCTGTCAATTCATCAATAGTGAACTTGAATGTTGCTGTTCCTTTGTCTTTGCTATAAATTTCATGATATAAATTCTCAACGACTCGATTGGTTGATGTAATACTCAAATATTTCTCGATTACTTTTTCCATACGTTCCTCCCTTCTTCAAATAAAAAGAGGACTCGCAATAAGCCCTCTGTGGATCCGTATTCTTAGCCTTCAATATTTTTCAATTCATTAAATCCATTCACGACAGATTCAATCAATACTTTCTTGGATTCATCATCCAAATTGATTCCAGCTTTTTCAAGCTCTTTCGTTACATTGTCGAATGCTGCTTGGAATTTGTCTTGACTTGCGTTTTGAACATCTCTGAAGATTTGTTCCACCGCATTCACGACCGTGTGAGCGATTGATTTTGCAAGCTCGTAGTTCTTAGCATCCGTTTTGGCTTTCAATTCTGTCGCTTTAGTTTCGATGAATCCCTTCAAGCCTGTGAATGCTAACCCTACTAAGACTACTAAAATGCTCACGATTCCATTGATGATTGTTGCTTGTAATTGTTCCATATTAAACATCCTCTCTTATTTGTATATTGATTTCTGTTTTTGATTTGATTGGCAATCTCAAGAAGATTTCATGTAAGTCATGGATTTCTCCATTCCCCCCAAGATTCACGTATGCTTTGTAAAGCTTGCCAATCTCTCGAGCTTCATCGACTGTTGTCCATCCACGTTCGATGGCTCTTGACATTGTGTCGTATAGTCTGAATCTTGCTGTGGTTCGAATACCTTCTCGATTGTCGTTTCCAATACTCTCGACTTTCTGAACATCCATTCTCACATCTTGGATTTGCTCAGACATATCGCTCAATCGATTCAATATGTTCTCAGCATTCTTCTTTGATTGAGCCGATATTCGTGCCGTAATCACGCTCACAACACCACCTATCACAGCGATTACGACCGCATCGGAGAAGAATGGATTCATCGTTCCATGACCTCAATCGCTGTTGCCAGAGTGTTGATTTCTTGTTGTTTGGTGTTGAGGTCTCGACTCTTAAATTCGATTTTGTCTTGTAAGTTCTGAGCTTGCTGCTCAAGCTTCGACTTATCAATCGAGAATGTATAGATTTCTTCTTTTGCGACTTCAACCTCTCTCTCAAGTTGAGTCTTGCGAGTTTTTGCTTGTTCTAAATTCATAAATTTTCCTCCTAAATTCTAAAGTTGATATTATCGAAATTTAACCAGTGCGAGTCAACATTTGATTTTATCACTACATCCCCGTTAGGCCGTACTGCGATAATAGCTATACCATAACTATTATTTAGTGCCGTTAAATATAACTGCTTCTCGGGTCTGTATCCTTCAGGAAGCGTAAAGATGACCGTCTCCTGCGTGGTATTTCCACCCCTAGCAGTTCCACGGAAGTACACCGTGCCATCAACTGACTTCGAGAATTGCACATCGCCATAGTCGGTTGTATTCCTCCAGCCACTTTTTAATGCAGCATCGGTCCATTTAGGATTGGTCGAACTATTGCTCGGAGTGAACTGAACCCACTTCTGCCAGCCATAGTTCGTTTTACGTCGCATGAACATAATGTCCGTATTATGCGGAATATAAATCTGCAGGGCAAAATTCGCATCATCCGGATGAGTATTCACTTGTAAATAACCGTACTTTTGATACATATTCAGTCCATCCGGCAGGTCGTCCATATTGTGGGAATAGTACAAACCGGTCTTCATGAAATCATTCGCTGACCCGGTAATTTTTAATGATTTACCATTCGACTGCGTGAGCTTCCCGACCTGGACCAGCTCGCCATTTGAGTAGATATCTCCACCCACATCGAGCGCCCCACGTTCCCACACCTTTCCGAATCCTGTCCCCTTCGGAGTCCTACATTGGACTACCTCTTCGGGTCCCACGATTGGAGCGGTGAATGTGAAGCTTGCATAAGCATCCGAGATTGTACCTTCGACAATCCAAGCCTTATCAGCAGCGAATGCCCCAAACAAGTCCGAATTTGAATTCGTGAGTGAGTTGATGACTAATGAATCAACTCCTCCGCCCTTGTTGTCCGTGAAGTATCCGTCATAAGCGGGTTTGACTTTGAATTTCAAACGCATTGGATTCTTCTGAACTCCATCGACCATGAGTGGTGCGATTTTGGCTGTTCTTCGGACGACAATCGTTTGTTGGTCTCCACCGCCTCGAACCGCTTCAAACGAAAGCATCGGAGCGAAGTATTGAAGCACCTTGATTGGTACGGTCACAACATTGGACTTGAGCCCTCGACTATCGATGACATACGCTTCGACATTGTAATCACCATAGTTCTTGAAGAATTGGAATGTGCCACCATTCGAGGTGATTGCCATCTTCTGACCTACGACCTCAGCATGGAATGTCTTGATTGTGGATCCGTAAGTGCCCTCCATCCCTTTGAACGTTCCTACCATCTCGGAGAACGTTTGGACGAATGTATTCTTGCCCACGATGTCTTTTGTTGCTTTGGCTTTGTCCACAAGCTCAATGCTCTCAAGCGTTGGTTGTGTTCCACTAGGGAGTCCGATATACCATCCAATGCTATACTCATCAATTCCGATTTGTTTGTCGCCATCGAATGTTCGTACACAAATATCAAACGTGCTCGATGCCACGTTCACATTCTTTCGTGCATTCTCGGGTGAAGGAGTGAATTTGACTGTCGTTCCAAGTCCTGTTCCTAAATCGTACCAGTCAGAGCCCCACACCTTATACCAGACTTGATGCGTGAACGATTCGACCTTTCTGTCAAGAGTGACTGTGAGCTCTTGCCCGAGTTCTCTCGTTCCAGATACGGATGCGACCTTCGACATTCTTGGAATCTTAGCGAACGTTTGTGTGAAGCTCGTGTCAATTGAGCCCAAATACCATCCATCGTAATTGATGCCACTCGTAGAACCCGACCACAAGAGAATCTTGCGTGTTGCTTGTCCATCATCATCGTGAGTGAATGTGAAGTCCACACTTCCAATTAATTTCTCTGAACCTTTGATGAAGAGGTTCTCAATTTCTAAGTACTTGTTTTGACCTGCAATCTGAACTCCCATGTATGCCCCGTAGGTTGGGTCAAATTGGATTTCATATCCACCTGGGTCATTCCCGATGTACAAGCTTACCCGTGCGGTCGTAGTGTTTGCCACACGGTCTTGGGATAGCGTACTCACTTCATATCGAATATAAGTGTGCCAGTTCCCATCGAAGTATTGAATTCCCATTTTTTACCTCCTTTCCTACGGACCAACGTATCGAATTACGTTGTATTTTGGATTCACGTTGTATTGCGATTCGACATAGTACCCAATTTGAATCGATTTCGTGAACACCCCATTGTCGATGTGAATCACACCTTGCGAGATGCTCATAACCTCTCGACCACCACTCATCATCGAAATTCGATTATCGGACACAAGAATCGAGCTATCCCCTTGAGGATTCCCAATCGAGAGCCCTTCATTCCCGAATTTCATGTTCCTGTCGATAGCGTTCCAAATAGCTGTCATAGAGCCTAAATCGTTTTGAATCCCAATCATGCGTTGAGAGAGCGACACAAGGTCATCTTGTGCTTGCTTTCTGTCTGATTCGTTCGATTTTACGAACGCTTCATACTTAGCCTTCCACTCTAAGACCGTCTCAAGAGTCGCTTTCGCCTTCATCTCTTGCATCATCACCAATTGTTGGTCTTGTAGATGCTTCAATTGGTCTTCTGTGATGAGCTTGTCAGCCTTCATCTCGAGCTTTGCTTCGACTTCCTTGATTGGCTTTTTGAAGTCCTCGACACTTGATACATCGAAGTAGATTTTACCATCCCGAACTTCCATGATTGGCTTGCTGCCATTCGTGATTGAGATTCGATTCAAATCGAGTGAGCCCGCTGTGATTTGTCGTGCATTGATTTCTAATGATTGAATCAATCCAGCACTAATCTTCTTCGCAATGACTTCATCAGTCGTTATCGTCTCGATAATCTTGTTCAAATCAGCGGTGTCCACTTTACGGATCCATTGACCGTCCACACGTTCATACATGATGGCATATCCACCACTAGGCTTCATCCACTTGTCGCCCTCTTTTGGATTGATAGGCTCAGCCTCATCCAAATACAAGCGACCAATCTTGGTCGTAAGGCTCTCAATGTAATCAAGTTTCTCTTGGACGGGTCCACGATACTTGTATTGTGATTGAGATTGCCCAGATTCTTTTGCATTCGTCTTCGAACTCAATCCACCATCGAATGTGATGTGATGCGAGAACACAGGAATGTCGAATCGTGTATTCTCCGAACCCCAATAAACTGAGACCCAATCACCGGGTTCGGTGTCGATATCGCCTCGCCATGATAGTTCGTATGGATAGAAGCTCAAATCACGATATTTGTTGTATAAACGGTCGAGCAATTGTTGAGTCATCCATGGGTTCTTGAGAACCATCTTGTTCCCAGAACGATTCCCAGATACAATCTTGGTCTTATCGACAGTACATTCAATAGATCCGAGCTTGTACTTGATTTCGTCTCGTACCAATCCAGTAGTTCCATATTGGCTTCTCGTGATTTGTTTCGTTGTAGCCTTCAAATCGATGAAGTCGAGCTTGCCATCACGATTGAATCGTGCGAACGTGCCATCCAATTGAGTAAGATACATGATTGCATCTCTGAATGTTGCTTTCTCCAATTTGGTCTTAATGGGCACATCTGGGAGACTGATTGCATCGCTCACAGGGATTCCAGTCATCGTCACGATTTCTTGGAAGACTTCTCGGGACCCTGTTGGATACGAGAGTTTGCTTTCATACGTTCCAAGCAATCTCACGAATTCATCTTGAAGCTTTAATCTTGTAATTTTTGAATTACGGTCGAGCTTGATTTCGGTCACAAAAAAACGACCAAGGGGCAACATTGCCGCTTGACCGTCAATTGTTTGAACACCGAGGCTCGCTGTTGATGGCATCATCTCCTCAATTCCTTCGACTATCTGATTCAGTTCGACCGATAGGGAATTGATGAATGTTCCACCTGGGACGAACGATGAGCCTCCAGAGATGGAAGCATCATGTTCGATTTTCTTTAGATGTGACTTATCATAAGTCTGATTGTTGAGCGTGAATGAGGCGTGAATCACTCGGACATCAGACACAATCGCATCTCTATACTCTTGAGTTGTTTCCAGCATTTCATCACCTCTATTGCTCAATGAACGATGTTGATACATCGTTGTAGTAAGTTATGCCATCGCTGAACGTTCCTATACAAGTTCCCGTGACTGTGCTTCGATATGCTCTAATCGATTTACCTTGTACGACCGCATTGAAGAACCCACTTGGGATGTTACGAATGGCGTTGTATTCATCTTGAGTTAAGATTCCCCAAGAGATTTGAATTGTTGTTTTGTTTGCAATGACATCACCGCTCATGAGCCCGTTCGCACTTCGACCAGTCCCAGAGCTCCAAATGATTTCATCGCTATGTGATATTGATGTAGGAGATGCAAGAGCAACTCCATTGACTGTAATTTCGCTCACTCTATGCACCTCCTAGAAATCTAATAATGGTTGATTAGTTCTTTGTTGTATTCCATTTGCGATGTCAAAGATTTTTCTCGTAACCGATTCGCCATCGATGTTCAAGTCCAATCCACCCACAAGTGTGACTAATTGTCTTAATAACATCACTACTTCCGCACTACTGTTCGAATCTTTCGATAATCGAGCAGCTTCACGAGCCATTGCAAGCATCTTGTTCTCTGGTGCCACAATTTCCCCGTAGTGCTTGTTATCCCCAATCATCGCCAATTGTGGAGTGTTCGCCTTAACGAATCCCCCTTGAGCCAGCATTGGGATTTGAGGTGTGCTGATTCTTCCAATCCAAGAGAATGGGCTCACACCCATCACGCTGATTCCACGGATCCCATCAAGGATTCCATTGATTCCATTGAACGGGATTGTAATCACTCGGTTAATACCTCCGATGATTCCATTCACGACCGTCTTGAACGTTCCGAGAATCCCTTCAGTGATTCCCATGAAGATGCGACCGCCAGTCGAGAATACATCTCGAACTCCTGCCCATGCTTTTGAGAAGATGTTGCTGAACCAATTTGGAATTGTTGAGAAGATGCTCGTAATCGTGTTCCAAGCTCCTTGGAAGATTCCTCGGAAGAATTCAACCACACCAGAGAACACCGCTTTGATGCCTCCCCAAATGCCGCTAAACCATGAACCTGCCACACTAAACACGTTCACGATTCCATTCCATGCGTTCTTGAACATTGTCCCGAACCATGTCGCCACATTTGATAGTGCGTTCACCACATCGTTCCAACGGTCTTTGAACCATTGTCCGATAGATTTGAACACATTCACGATGCTGTTCCATGCATTTGTGAACATCGTTGAAAACCATGTCGCTACATCGCTGAATGCGGTCACGATGTCATTCCAACGATCCGCAAACCATTGACCTATTCCACCGAATATCGCCACAATTCCATCCCAAGCAGCTTGGAAGCCTTCTGGGAGTGCGGTCATCAATTGACTTGCTGCGTTCGTTATAGCATCAACGACATTTCTCAAGATGTCGAATAGGAAGCTTAGTAAATCAAATACAGCTTTCAATGCTAGTGATATGGCAACGAGTGCCGCTAAAAGAACACCACCAAGAACCCCCGCAATCACACCAAGAACGGGTCCTAATGAGCTTGCAAGTAGATTGTAGATTGGTTCAAGTGCTGTCCATAGGCTGCTAATTGCTTGACCTAGACTGTAAATTGCACCACCAAACGAATCAATCATAGGCTTCACGTATTGGTCGTAAACTCCACCAAATGCTTTTCCAACTTTTTCAAGGATTGGATTCACATGATTGTTGAATCCATCGATAATTGTTCCAACAAGTCCCGATATCATTTCGCCCCATTGAATAATCAATGGACCGATAGTGTCATCGTAAACACCTTTGAACATCTTTCCAACATCTTCAACGGCTTTCTCGACCGTTTTGAAGATTGGAGCAATATTCTTCAACATTGTATTGAATGCTTCTGTAAGTTTCGGAGCATTCTTCGTGATAATCGTCTCGAAAGCCTTCATCAAGTCACGACCAAGTTTCGCTCCGATTTCTTTGATATCAACGTATAGACTAATGAACGCCCCTGCGATGGCTTCACCTATCTTCACAGCCCCTTCGCTCGTCAATACCTTGTAAATAGTATCGCCGATAGCTTGAGCAATGTTTCCAGCAGCTTTCATCATGTCCCCAGTCGCATCCATTGTATTGACAAGAGCTTTCTTGATTTGCTCCTTGTGGTTGTCCAATGCATTTGCGATGGATTCAGTAAGGAATACACCGATTCCCACTCCGACAGAAGCAATCGCACCAGTAAATTGACCCAAAGCATAAGCCCACTTGTCCAACATATCATTGAACGATTGGACGACTTGTGGATCCGTGAAGATTTCTTGGAGGGTAGCTCCGATTCGTTCGAGAGCCACTTTCATTCGTTCCAAACCTTCAGAGTGGAATGCGGCATCGAATCCAGCTTTGAATTTGGCTAGAAGCTCACCAATTCGACCAAAGAGGTCTTCGAAGAATTTCTTCAATTGGTTGTCCCCTTCGGCAATCTTGCCCATGTCAACTTGAGCACCTTTTGGTTGGCCGCCTCCGCCACCACCGCCGCCTTTACCTTTGCCTTTACCTCCTCCACCACCGCCTCCGCCTCCGCCAGAGTCGTCATTCGGTTCGGATAGTTTGTTGATTTTATCAAAGCCCATCAAGGACTTCATTTCTTTTGCTGCCTTCTTAGCAGCACCGCCAGCTTTGTCAGCAGCTCCACCAGCATCATCCACAGCATCAGCCATGTCGCCAGCTCCACCACCAGCACCTTGCATATTATCCGCAAGGTTCCCGACAGCATCGGCGGTCTCTTGTATTCCTCCTCCTGCTTGTGACTTCTTACCCGTCAAGAGCTCAGTAAGAGCCCTAAATGCGTTCCCGACAGTCAAAAGCTTACTTAGTAGGAAGTTAAGAACTTGAATCACAGGCGTGAACAGATTGATGAGTCCTTGCCCAACGGATGCCATGAACGATTGGAATTGCAACTTCATGATCCGCACTTGGTTCGCCCAGGAATCGCTAGTCCTTGCGAAGTCACCACTTGCAAGAGCCAGTTGACTTTGAACGAATGCGAATCTAAGAGCCACTTTCTCCGCCTCAGACATCTCAGCGGTGGTCTTCCCAAATCCATTCGCCATTGCATAGGCATCGAGGGCTGTTTGTGTCATTACGACCCCTAAGTCTTTCAAGGTCTCGGTCTCACCTGTGAATACAGATTTCAATTTAGTGTACGCCTCGTCTTGGCTTATGTTGTAGAATGATGCTACATCCCCCGCCAAGCTCGTCAACGCTGTGGACATCTCATAGGCTTGTTGTTCGCTGAATCCAAAAGCCTTGGACATTGCCCCGAATGTCCCTGTGTAGCGTTTAGCCATTGTCTCAGATAATCCCGATGCGTACATTGCCGATTTTGCGAATTCGTCAACTTGCTTCGACATCTTCGGGAATGCCACATCGACAACGTTTTGAACCTCGTTCAAGTCAGACCCGAGCTTGATTGCCTCAGAACCGAAGTCAATGAGTTTCTTGACCGCAAACGCACCAGCTAGGACTTTTGCAAAGCCCATGACTTTTTGTTGGATTCCATTCAATTGATTCGTGAATCCTTGTTGATTCACCACCAATCCCAATTCAACATCGCCGATTTTAGTTGCCATTTGTCCACCTCCTTCTTACTACCATTCAGAAAATGCTTGTTGAAGTTCCTTGAGAACCGCATCAAGCTCTTCTTGTGTTCGTTGTTTCGCTCGTTTATTTCGCCACTCGTCACGAATGCGATGTTGCCCCGGTGAGAACGATTCGAGCATTTTTGGGTCGTCCTCGCTTCGAATTTGGATAATTCGTCCGAGAGGAGTTTCCGATGAAAGTCCAGAGACTAGAGCTCTGAATTCTTTCCATTTCATTTCTTTAAAATCATAAGAATAGAACGAGATGCCATATTGCGTTCTAAAAGATGAGACCATCAAGTCCCAGTCCTCAAAAATGTCGTAATATGGCTCACCTATTCCCCCGCTTCTTGGTCTCCTACAATCAAATTGATTGCCTCACGAATGAGAGCCATCCAGCTTTTTAGGTTTAAACTTAATTTTTCAATCTTCACACGGTCTTGTTCGTTGAAGATGATTTCATATAAGTTCTTCATTTGGGCAACAGTCGGATCCCCATCCACCCCACTCATCACTTCCATGAGCTTGAGTGCTGTTGGAGCTGAATCATCTACTTCGATGGTTACGTTCTTGATTTTGATTTTTGGTTTTGATTCAAAATTTAATTGTTCTGTGATGTCGATAATCTTACCCATTATTCAAATACCTCGCTTTTCATTGTTGTGAATACTTCTGTCATTTCTGTTTCTTCTACTTCACCGATAAGTGGAACACCAATTCGATTGTGTTCGGTCGTCAATTCGTGGATTCGTTCATCCGTCATTCCTGTCGTATCGAATTCATCACCGACTTTGTATTCCTTGCGAGTCTCCGCATCGATGAAGTTGATTAGTGCTTTATGCATTAGTTTTCCTCCTTGCCAAATAAAAAAGAGGGGCGATGTTCACCCCTCCACTTGTTTTCGTGATTCTTAGCCTGCCGCTGTATATTCTGGTTTACCATTTGACATGATATCGAATGATAGTGGTGCGGCTGCTGTACTGTCACCAGACATGAAGTCTTTGATGTTGATGACAGCTTCTTTGAAGACTAATTTGGATCCGTCTGGGAATGTCCATTGGAAATCTTTTTCAGCATCACGACCATTTTTTAGTGCGATAGCAGCGATTGCATCGTTCCCAGTATCACCGATGTGTCGTTTTCCTGATACTGAGATTGTGACTGATTTAGCTGTCATCAAGCGGCGTTTCCATCCTTTGTGTTCGAATGGAGACCATTCTTCGACACCATTGTCGAATGATACTGAAAAGCTTTCTAATTCTTTGATTTCTGTCCAAGTTGGAGCTTCTTTCGTTCCTGTGTTCACTTGGAATTGGTTTTCATAGACTGGGAATACCCCTGTTCTTTTTTCTGCCATTTTTATTCCTCACTTTCTTGTTCTAGTCTGTAATAGATATCTAATTCGATGACACGTTCGTACACGTTATTGTCATCAGTTCCCACATCAATGGGCTCGTTCGATAAGAGTCGAATCATTTGGATTGGAGTATCACCAATCACCACGTTCTCAGCCTTTAGGATTTGGTTGAAGAGGTAGTTCGCTCGCTTTTCTGTTTCGTTCGCATTTTGATTGTGATGAATCAAGATGCTGACCGATTTCACATCATAACTTGCCAAATTCCTCCCACCAATTGCGATTCGTGGTTCGACATTCGTCTTGCGTTGGTAGACTCCAATGCTATACATTTTCTTATTATCGAGCTTGCCGATGTAGTAGTTTTGAGCTGCGTGATAGGATTCCAACCAATCTCGCACTTCTGCCAATGTTATCATCTTCACACCCCCGATATTTTCTTGTATAGAGCAGCATAAGCCTTCTTGATGTCCTCTTTTTTCGAACCTTCCACCCAATCATCCATCCACTTGCCTCGAGCGTGTGGATTCGTGCTTGTGTTGAAGTTGTATTCGGGATGAAAATATAATCTTCGAGCGTATGGAGTGGAGTGTGTCAAAGATACTCGACCACCACTCGAACCCGAGTAATCGACCGAGAACGCTTCGCCTTGCAATGTACCGTCTCTAAACGGGACCACTTGGGCGTTGACTATCTCGGTGTGTAAATACTCGCCAGTTTGCTCCAACGCTTGAATTTGAGCCTTCTTGAGCCTTCCAATGACTCCGAAGTCGAACTTCACACGACTGTTTGCATGAATCATCGACCATCACTCCAATCCTAAGTACGTGTAATTCACAGAACCGTCCGGATTGCGTGATTTTCGTGTGTCAGCAATCTTCCGCTCTACTCCATGGATATTTACACTCCCGCCACTTAAAGTCGCTAAATTAGGGGCAATATCGCCATTAAACAACGCCGACCCTGTAAGCTTCACAATTTTCTGTTGATCCGTGAGCACGGTCACGACCTTGTCTTGGTAGTTGCAAAACAAATCGGCTTCAAATACCTTGATGGGCTCGCCATCCTTCGACACTTCTTCACTTTGTACAATCACATGGATTGAAGTCTTGCAAAATTGTGGTAGAACTAAACTTGGAAAATGCATCAAATCACCTTCCTTGTTAGTCCGCTTTGATTCAATAGTTCATAAGTGCTTCGCTTCATTGCGATTCCATTCATTGTGACTACATTCCAAGAATCGCCAAAGTTCATCGACACTCCATTGATGGAATACGATGAAAGAGCGGTCTCGATTAAGTCTTTGTTTTCAATCATGAAGTCAGCCATTTGGCAACACACCTCACGAACGACCGATTGTTGGAATGGAGTGAGATTTTCAAACCCCACTCCCACGATTCGGTTGAATGTTAGTGTGTCGATATGCTGACTAGCTGTCTTCAAGATGCGATTAAGATTTTCTGGAGTGTGAGTTCCAAGATATTCGTTCTTGTAGAACGTTTCATCAGCATATATCATGACTACTCACCCGCTTCTTCTGTTGCTTCTTCGGCGGTTTCGTTTCCTTTATTGTTTCCTTTGCGGTTTCCTTTTTTACTTAATTCCAACACTTTTGCTTCTAGTTCAACAATTTTGTCGAGAGCTTCGTTGTAAGTAGCTGAATCTACTTTGTGTGTGCCCGAATCGATTTTAGTATGATTTTCATCATAGATGTCGAATCCTCTTGATTTGTAGTACTCTTTTTCTAATTCGGTGATTGTATAAACTTTGTTACCTTTTTCTGCTGTATACATTCAAATACCTCCTTTTTTGATTACGCTTGAGCGTTGATGAAGATACCATTCGCACGATTCTTCACTAAGAACGCATCCATGTAGAAGCGTGATTGTAGTAAATAGTTGTCAGCTGTTCTTGAATCTTCACCAGGTTCGAATGCGTTGATGTAAGAGTATTTGTCACGAGCAATGACAGCTGTTGGGTGAACTAGGATGAAGTTGATTTGTTTAGCATCAGCAGCAGCAACACAGCCTTCAGTGAAGTTGTATTTTGATTTCAAGCGAGCTGATTGCACCACTTTAATCTTCACATCATCTAAGTCGTAAATAGAGCGTTTAACTGAGCCCTCGCCAGTAACTCCCATCACACGTTGGATGTCTTTGGCTTCTTTTAATAATTTGTTAACTTTTGGAGTAACGTATAATAAACGACCAGCACCCGGAACCCCAGCTTCATCCATTTTTTCCATGGCTGAATCAAATTGTTCCAAAATGTTTTCGGCTGTAAGAGCTTCAGTTGAGATTGTTGCTCCATTTGCTGCGTAAGTAGTAGCTTCATCATACAATTTAGAGAACACATAGCTGTCCTTCTCTGGAATTGTTTGTTCTTCTTCTAATGTGTTTTGTACGTTACCAATAGAAACAGTTTTGTTTGTTTCATCCACATCCATCGGATCGATTACGAATTCGATTGAACGGTCATGAGCTAATTTCTTAGGTTCCCATTCGTTTGTGATTGTGCCTTGGTTGAATCCTAATGAGCCACGAGTGTGGTCTTTGTATCCTGACAATGTGATGCTTGGTAATTTGATTGTTTGTGCATCAATAAATTTAACTTGTTTATTTGATTGGAATAATTCAAAAGATGCTAATTCCTTAGCGTATTTTTGCTCTAATGCTGGAGCGAATGTTTCTGCGTATTTTAATACCATAATTTTTTACCTCTTTTCTTTTTGTTTAAATCCCGAACACTTTTAAGAGTTCGTCATTTGTTGTTGATTGTTTAACATCTCCCGTGGATCCGACTTGTGTGAATCCTGTCGATGCTGTTGCTTCTGGTTTAAAAGCTGGAACGTCTTCCAACACTTTTGCGATTACAGCTTCATAGTCTTCAACTTTCGATTCCAACGTGAGATTTGATTGGTCTGCCAATTTCAAAACGTATGGCAACACGTTCGAGCCAACTCCTTGCTTAATAGCTGCGAGTTGTAAGTTGCTCTCGATTTTGGTTTGAAGGGCTTGAGCTTGTGCCACTCGAAGCTCCTCTTGAAGGTTTGCCACATCTGGTTGGGCGGAGGCTTTTTGACTTTTAAAGCTTGAGATTGCTTGAGCCATCTCTTCCCCTGTCAAGCCTTGGTTCTTGAAATAGTTCTTCAAGACTGTGTCCTCAGCGACCTTCTGTTTGCCTTCCACGATGCTCGCAATCTTGTCATAATCAATCTCTGGAGTACTCTGAGCGGGATTGTTTGAGCTTGCTTGCGGATCCTGTGTTGTTGATGCCCCAGCGTTTGCCGATTCATCAAAGAAAAATAGTTTGCGTTTGAACATTTTCATGTCCCTCCTTCTCAGTTTTTAGGGTGTCTCCCTTATTCAGTTTTGTTCACAGGTGTCTCCTCGTAGTTTTACGCCTTCGGGCATACCAAAAAGAGCCACCCTCCGGATGGGTGACTCTCAATGGATTTATTTATTTAATTTTTGGGTACAAAAAAAGCACCTAACTTCTTGTTAGATGCTTATCTATATTTCTTTCCGATTTCAAGAGCTCTTATACTATATTCTTCGGGCGTTATTTCATCATTTTTTAGAGAATACCAAAGATTTTTCATCTCTTTTTTGAATTCGGGGCGTTTGTCGAAATATTCCTTATATCCCATAGCCACTTCACGTTCTCTTTTAATAAATTCATTACTCGACAAGAATATACACCTCCACTTGATTTTTAGATTTTACAACTCGTTTATATTTTGTGTTTCGATTAAGAATAAATTCTTGTTCATGATGGAATCGACTATAATCACCAATAAAAGCTCCATTTGTTCCTTTTGGTAAATGGAATTTAACAACAATTCCTTCATCGTTGTAATTTTCAACGAAATTATTCGCAACTCTCTCGACAATAGACAAATGTTTGAACTCTTTGAATTCATTCCCAGAAGTCAAATTGCCTAATTCCTCTAACGACATTCCACGATAAGCAATGATGTCATCTTCTAACTCAAATTTACTCAACGAACTATCCAAAACATTTGCCATATTTTCAAGCACTTCTTTGTTTTTTGGAACATATTCGCTATCGTATAGCATTCTATTAAGTTGACGATGATATTTACTTCCTGTTATATCTTCAATCGATTCTCGTTGCGGTCCCGTCAATTTGTTGAACCACTTATCAGAAGATGCTTTGATTCGTTCCAAAACATCCCCTTCAACGTTAACATAATTATACTCGGGTTTCGCTTTAGGTTCAATAGCTTTCTCTTCCAACTCGAAAATTTTATCTTTCAACTCGAGCCCATTCTTTTCTTCGAATGAATCAAGCTGCTCTCGATATTCCTTGACCTTGCCACTCCACTCAGTAGCACGAGCACGATATGTCTCTTGGTTCTCAGCATCAAGACTGTTCTTCGCTAGTCGATTATAGCTCTTTGCTTGTCGTTTAGCGTGATTGAGCTTGTTCTCAATAAGCTGTCGTTCCTTGATGACGGGCTTCTCTTCATAGTACCTTGATTCGGGCTTTGAGCTTATGCCTTCGAAGTATGTCGAATGTTTATCCTTGCAATTAGGATGATACAAGCCAGCCGCCATCGCTGAACTCATGAGTGGATACGGACCGTCTTTTTCACTTCCACCACTCCACACATCATCGATGAGCACCTTGCCCTCAAATGGCATACATAGAGGACAAGCGTTGAATCGCTTGTTCAATATGACCGTGGACACGCCCCATTCTTGTCGCTTCTGACCTTCACCCATCAAATAGGCTCGTTTGCTTGCTGTTCTCACAGCCATGTCAGCATACGACACAATGTTGTGGACAGCCCCGTTCGAGTACGTGATGCAATTCAATCCGCTCTTCAAAAAGTCGCTTGTTGCCATGTCCACAGCCTTCTCATAGGTGATGGCTCCCGAACTTGCTGCGACTTGGGATTGGAAGATGATTTTGCGATATTGGTCGTTCGCATATCGAAGTACAGCGGTTTGGGCTGTCTTCATGTCATGCTCGACCGCATTCATCAACGCATCTAATCGCTTTTGATTCGTTTGGAAGAATCCAGCACTTAGACCACGCTCTCTTTTTAGAACGTAGCCTTTCTCTAGTGCCTTCAACACATTGAGCTCCTCATCGCTTGCACCTTGCAATGATGCATTGGCGATGGTCTCTCTGATTTTCTTGTTCATCGACTTGAACTCGAGACCGTACTTTTGAGCCGCCTCGAGCTTAAATCGTTGTAATTCTTCGAGTTGAATTGCCTGCCATTGAGTCCATTCGATACCAAGCTCAGTTTCTTCCGCCTTGTGTTTCTTGAGATTCCTCATCATGGACTCGAGCAATTCGTTCTCGATCCGTTCAAATGCTCGACTAACATCATAACCCATTCGAATACACCTTAAATCCTTGAGCCTTGTATTCCCGAATCATCTTCTTGAGATGTGTTCGAGAATCAGCTTTCAAATTCATGAGTTCGATTTGATTGTCTTTTTCAAGACCGTAAATGCCAAAAGGAACATGACCGCTACTTACTTGAAGCATCGCTTTCGCTTGATCCGTTCGCATCTTGTACGTTCGATTCATGATTCGTACTATCATCGTTAACACCTCTTTCAATAGAGAATCCATCCAGTTCTGTGTTGATATATGGCACTTCTACCTCGCTTATTCCTTGCTCAGCCTTCAATCTTGCTACTTCTTCAGATTTCCATTGCTCGTCCTTAGAATCGCCGTAGAGCTCATCTACTGAAGCTTCAAGAGACATGATGCCACCAGTTTTAGCTTTAGCAACGGTCTCAACTTGAGACTCGAATGAAGGGTTCGCATATTCCCCAAAAGGAACGTTCACCGCAATCTCTTCGATAGGTCTACGATTCAACACGTTGAAGCTATTGATTGTCATGTTTACTAATTGAGGGATAAACTCTTGTAATGCTTCCACAATCGTGTTGCGTGTGTATAGAGTCGTCTTTTCTTTCTCACGCTGTGCCTCAGCATTGTCAAGCTTCTTCACATCAATCCCAATCGTAGAAGGGCTCACGATACCTTGCAACGCCAAATCAAGAGCTGTGATGTAGGTTGCCAAATAGCTCTCGTGAGGGATGTTCGCTTGTTGCAATGTAATCTCATTGCTCGCTCCTTCGGCTCTGTCAGATGCTATCTTGATGAATCGATTATCGAATGCGTTCGGCTTCATGAATGTTCCTGTTCGTGGGTCCCGTGGGAGCAACGATTCGGGAATATATTCTTTTGTTCGTCCACTTCGGAGAGCATCCATCCATTGAGACCATGACTCATCCAACGCATCGAATGTGTCCGTCTTTCTGTCGAAGATGGATTCGCCTCGACCTCGTTCCACATCAGATTCAAAGATGCTAAATGGTACGCATAGAATCAAATGCTTGTCGAACGTGAAATCGTTGATGTCTTGTGTGTATTCAGTCGAATGAATATCCAATTCAGCATCACCACGATAGAGCTTGTTCGTTACATATCCAAAGCCATAGTGTTCCTCGAGTGTATATGTTTGCTTGTTCTCATCGAATCGAGTCGTGAAGACGACCTCATGCAATCGTCCACGCTTGTTCTTGATTTGGATCCGCTCACCGCTTACCCATTCAATGATTGGATATTGTGAGACCGTAGAATCAAACGAGATTCTGAATGCTCCATCACCAATCACAAGAGCATCTTTCACAGCCTCTTTCAATTGTTTGTCGAAATTGTTATCTTGTGCGATGTCCTCCCACAAATCTTCATGCTTGGAATCTTCAAATTCCAAATCGTTCATGTCGTAGAGCACCGCATCTCTCAAGACCTTCACGATGATTCCCGGGAGTCCCGTGTGAATCTTTCTAATCTCTTGCCCAGGAGTTGAATGTGCACCCCAAAAGCTCAATCGTGTCGTTGATAGTTGAGAGTATAGTTGTTGTAGCTCGTAGGACTTACCACGATACCAAATTCTATTCTTAGCAGCATTGTCCTCGAATGTCATCTCTTCATTGATGACAATCGCACTCGGTTGAGCTTTCTCAATTCTCAAAAAGCTCCTCATTCCATTTCTAATCATATTCACCAACCCCATCGTCTTCTATTTCTCCTCTCTGTTCTCCAATCATTCGCTTGTAAGGTAGCCACGCATATTGATTCGCATTGATTGTGTGGTCGTTCTTGTCTTCGGGTGCTTCTTTCGTTTCTTGCCACGAATAAGCATTCATCTCTTTGATGTGCTCCACACAATCTTCAACGACTAAATAGAATCCTCGAGCAATCCAACCAATTTGAAGGTTGATTCTGTCGATGATTTTTGTTTTCTTATAAGCGTTTATAAAATTGTATATTGTTCCATATTGCCTTTTGTATTTGTTTAATTCTGTGATTGTCGCTTGGTCTGCCGAATCGATAAACGCATCTCGACAAAAACCCCATTCTTTTGAATTTTTATCAAGGAATGCGATGAACCTCTCGACCGTGTCCGATGGTGCGATTGGCGTGTCTAAGTCCGCATTGTTGTAGACTTGCTCGCTCAATGTAACCAAATGCCCGTCATCCGTAATGCCTTGGAATATCATCGCAATCGTATCAGGGCTCTTAGATGAGTAAGCTGTATCGAGCCCAGCTGAGAACATCACATAATTGAACTTCTTCGCTTGGGCTTTCGTGATTACGTTCTTCTTACTGTCGAAGTTAGGGAAGACCAATCCTGTTGCTCGACCTCTGAGCCCTTGAATCTTGTTCTTGTACATCTTTGTCCCAAGTGGAACCGAGTCGATTTTCTTTTGAATGTCCTTATCGCTCAAAGATTTATTGTCTTTAAACGTAAAGAACCAATATCTCCATTTTGGATTGTGTCGTTCTTTCAAGTCAGCCATAATCTCACGAGGAACATCCTTCTCGTATTTCTTGTACGGTCGTGAGCGATTGATGAACTCCTTATATACAGGCAAGTCTGGATTGTCTGGATTCAGAGTCGCCATCAAATAATCATTACGAGCTGAGACCTCACGAACGAATTCGATGTTCGCTGTGTTGACCTCATCGATGTACACACATCCATATTGCCCACCTAAAGCAAGTTGCCATTTCTCTTTCGTGTCGTATCCAAGAATATAGATGATTTTGTCTTCGAATTTAATGTGTGGAATCTTGTAGTCCTTATCCCCATTACCAAAATAAAAAGCATCCCGATGAATGTCGAGGATGCCATTGTCTTGGTTTATTAAGTTCTTTTCAGCAACACCGACCGTCTTCGCTGCGATGATGTGGAACTTCTTCTTGCTTCTTGAGACCATACGCATGAACTTGACTCCAAGCCCCACCGTGGTCTTTCCTGCGGCTGTCGTACCTTCAAGGAAGTCCGCATCCACATTGTCTACTGTGTTGCAAAAATCGATGTATTTTTGAGAGAGTGGGAAGCTATTCATCGAGCCCACTTCCTCCAAGTTGTTGCACGATGTCATCGAATTTCGGTTTCGATTCAATCTGAGCGTTGATGTCCACACGATCCGTGAACGTTCCATATCGCTTGCCTAGAAGTTCCGCCGCTCGTGTTCTCGATTGTACGTTCGGGACCGCTTGGATAACCTTTTGAGTTCCTTCACCATCAAGAACCAAAAGAGGCTCGGTCTTCTCGCCACGCATCACGCTTGTCAAATATTGAAGGACTTCTTCTTGTGTTGCAATCTTCTCAGATTCGAGCTTTGCAAGTCGTTCATCGATATAGCTTTTTATTCCTACATTTTCCAACAATTTATGACTTTGAGCTTTTGCATATTTTTCAGAATAACCAGCTTCCACCGCTGATTTATAAAGATTCCCTGTGATGATGTACTCATCCGCAAATCGTTGTTGTTTCAATGTCATTTTCGTCATTTTCCATCACCTCATTTCTATATTTTAACCAACAAAAAACCTCGGGAGTGGAGACCCGAGGTAAAAATAATTTTAGGAGTTTTCACATTATGACAAGATGATACCGTTTCTTACACCTTTTCACAATATCAATATATCACTTTTAAAGTGGGACAACAACGCTTTTTTGTCCCTTTTTAAATTTCCCCTAATTTTTCAAGCAATATACTACAAGCTCTATCACACGCACGCATAATCACGTTCTTATTTGTAAAATGCTTCTTCGCAAGTGAGCGATAATCGTATACATCATCAAAGTAGTACTCTGTGACAAATTCTCTTTGTTTTTCATCAAGCTCTTCGAGAGTCTCTTCCACACATCGTTTCCAAAAGAGACGGTTCTGAATATATTTGTCACTCTCAAATCGAATGAGCTCGTTTTCCGCTGCTTTCGAATTCGTTCCCTTCGCACGGATCCACGCATTCACATCTTCTTCCTTGTGACATAACATATCAAATTTTCTCGATGTGATTTCTCGTTCGTAATAGGGATACTCTCTGAATCGAATCTCAGCGATTTTCTTATCTTTCATTCAACCCCTCCATTTCAAGAATTTGATTGAAGATGCTCTTCACCAAACTAATTGGGATGTTTGAGCGATTGTTGTATCCATTTACGTTTTTGAATACCGCTGCACTTGGTTTGTTTCCTGTTTTCAAATCCAACCTAACATTCGACTTGAATTTCGTAGGTTTTTGAAGATGATAATCATCATATTGATTATAGTGAACTAGATTATCATACGAGATTTTAAATCCGAGAATTCTGTCGATATATTCCCATATTCTTGAACGTTCTGGATTCTCAATAACATAATATTTCGGATTGTATCGTTTAATAATTTGAATCAAATTGAAAGCACATAGTTCACCATTGATTCGCTTCACAATTTGTCTTTCGGGAATATAAGTATATTTTTCATACTCGTGATAGTCTCGAATAGTAAATGGACTGAGTGGTGTTTGTGGTTCGAATAAGGATTCATCGTCTCTCTCTTGTTTCCAACAAGCGTTCCCCATTATCATGTGAGATGCAATCGACCAAGACTCACAAGGAGGACTTGCAATGATGAGATCCGGTTGAGGGAGCTTGTCAAGAGTCTCATAGAGCTTATTATCTCCGAAGAGATACGAATAATCAGCGAGATTCAAGTGAATGAAATGATTGTTCTTGTTTTCGATATCCAATCCCACAGAATAGATTGTCATCTTTTGCCCCCCCTCATTCAGCTCTCGAACTCCTTGAGCATAGCAGCCATTGCCGCTGTCAAACAATGCCCAAACAATCATCGCATCAACTCCTCGAGTTTAGAATAAACTATTGACATCAAAGTCCTCCTTATCAGTAGATATCCCAATCACACTATTAAGGCTAAAACACGCCCTTTTCTTTTTGCCATCAGATGCACTTATATACTTGAATTCAACCATGCTCGTTATATAAGAATCTTGTTTAATATTAGTTACGTTCTCAAATCTTAGCGTTTTTCCATTTTCTAAATATAAAGTTAATTCCATTGTTATTCCTCCTTTAAGTCAAAAATCTGCTGTAATACTGAATCTCTACTTTCTTCATTCAATCCACCTATCACATCGTTTGTAATTGGTGTGCTGTAATCAATGCCCCAATTACCATTTTCATCAAACCTTAAAACTGCAATTTCAATTCCAAAGTAAATGTAATTTAATTTAATTACACTTGCACCGTACCCATTGGAAAACTTGTAAATGGTTTGTGGATAACCTAAATCATTTTGTTCTTTGATATATTTTTTGAATTGTTTACTGTATGTCAAATCCATCACTGTACCTCACAATCCACGAACAATTCTTTGATTTCATCACCAAACAATTCGATTGCACGTTCGGCATCTTCTTGATTTTTGAAGTAACCGAAAATGTTAAAAGAACAGCCCAGAACTATCCAACCGACATCAATACATTCTTCCAAAATCGAATAGTATAAATAATATTTTTCTTCATCATCACTAAAATCCGGCATCCAACCATCATTCCACTCTTCACGAAACGCTCTGAATCGTGTTAGTAGATTTCTTCTCTTTACTTCCGTTTCAGCTTCTTGTTTAGCCCTGAAGATATGTCCTTGACTGAATGAACCATCAATCCATGCAGAATTTTCCCACTTTCCACAATTAACGTTTCCAAATTCGTCAACATGATAAATTCCTTCCCCTTCTTCAAACATGCGCTCCGCGTACTCTAATGTTTCAATCCTCTTATCTAGTTCTTCTCTTTCTTTCTTAAGTTTTTCTAATTTGTCCATCGTTTTTCTCCTTAGTATCTGTAATCATTAGGGTCTAACCTCTTCGGCCATTCAATCATTTCAGGATTTTTCTTCAACTGTTCGCTTAATTTCATCGCATTGTCTATCGCCTTCAACGATGTTTCGAACCCAACCAAGAAAGCGAATCGTTCATTGTAGCTCATCTCTTCTAATTGCCCATAATTGATATCTTCTTGGAATTGCTTCAACGCTCTGTCATACATCGACATGTCCTTGTATTTACAATGAGCCACAATCAAGTAGTGAACATCGTCTTTCAGTTTTTCGAATTCTGTTCTTTCTTTCATGATTTAGTCCTCCTTCTTAATTCGTGTCATATTCGCCACAATCTTGTCTCTTGTTTGAGAAGAGAGCGAATACGGATCTCGCATGAATTTACTGAGCGATGTCACACTAACGTTCATATCATGAGCAGCTTGAAGCATCTTATCGCTTGAATTCCCCATCACACTGTATAGATAAGTGATAACATCTCCATATTCTTCACGATACTGTTTGGACATCTTTCTTCGTTTAAGTCTTTCTTGCGATAAGTCCTTGATGATAGAGCCATCAATTTGGTGTGCTTGGATGAAGTCCAACGCTTCTTTGATTGTGAGGAAGTGCATTGCCTTCTCAACGTATTTCGTGAATCGGTGTGTGTAAAGTGGATGAGCCTTTGCAAGATAT